CTGTTGCGCCCCGTTTTTCGTCAAACGAAAACCGTTCGCCTTTTTCTTTTCTTCGCTTGCGGTCAGCCTGGCGAGCCGGGGGTCACGCCGCAGGCGGCGCGACGCACCGTGTCGTTTTCTTAACGCTCTCGTTCAAATCCCTGTTGTTAAGTATCGAAAAACAAAAACGGACAAGTAAACACTTGTCCGTTATATCCATCGGAGAAACAGGGATTTGTAAAATAGCGTAGCGGGTGAGTTTACTCACCAAAGCGGAGCGTCAGCCTGGCGGTGACAGGGTTCACGCCGCAGGCGGCGCGATGCACCGCATCGTGCAAAATCACTGTTTCGGAGCATAATAAAAACCCGACGAAATAAGTCGGGTTTTTATGGCGGAGAAACAGGGATTTGTTCTTGCCTTTTGCAAAGCAATCCGTGTGAAATATTTTTATGCTTTGCAAAAGCCTTCGGTCTGCCGCTAAAAACGACGCACCGTGTCGTTTTCTTAACGCTCTCGTTCAAATCCCTGTTATTAAGTGTCGAAAAACAAAAACGGACAAGTAAACACTTGTCCGTTTTGTTTGCGGTTGCCCAACATTAAGCCTCACAATCGGCAAAAACGGCGGTGTTGAAAGACAAAAAGTCTTAACTCTTATACCTCCCCTGTAATTCTTTGAAAAACTTGCAAATGGTACACCGCGGGATCTTGCATCCTTCCCGTTAAAAACGCTAAAAATCATAGGAAAATCAGGGATTTTTGCCTTATAGGAAGATCCCGTTTCTACTAATTTTTGCATCCTTCTTTTTGTCATTTTGCACCCTTATAAAGCAAAAAAGAGCCGATGGATTTTACTCCACCGACTCTCGTTTTTATATCGTTATCGTTTTGCTTATTCCCACCTTGAAGTTGAAGGTCAACCGTTTGTCCTTGATGATTACGTTATCTATAAGCCTACGGAAGATTTCCCCGTCGAACTCGTCAGTCGGGTGCATTCCGTTTATGGCTTCGAGAATATCTTTTATCCGCTTCGTTTCGGATATGCGATTATCTTCAGCCGCTTGTATTTCCATTTGTTGCTTTTCAAGCACTTCCACTTGGTCGGCAATCTCTCTGGCCCTTGCCACATACGCCTCGTATGCAATCTCGCCCGACCGTTTCCTTCGGTTGATGTCAATCATCTCGGTCTGCAATCTCTGTATTAGGAGAAGCACTTGCTCCCCACCATTATCTTCCTTCTCTCCAAGCGTGTCGACAACATTCTTTTCCAATATCTCTTTGATTGAACTCATATCGCCTACGAGTTCTTTCAGCACGGTTTGGAACGCGTTTGCCACATCGTCTTCCAAGATATAGCGTTGCGAGCAGTAATCGTTTCCTTTTCGTTTGTGCGTGATGCATACCCATGTTCTGACATAGTTGCCGCGCTTGTATTGTGCATGTCTGCGGTATATCATTCCGCATTCGCCGCATATGAGTTTTTTGCTGAACGGGTATTTGCTGCTGTATTTTCCGTTCCCCGTTTCCGAGCATGTGCGATACTCTTGTCTTCTCGTCATCTCCAACTGCACCAAGTCCCAAGTGTCTTTCGGTATAATCGCAGGGTGACTGTTTTCTACATAATACACTTCTTCGCTTGCAACTCGCTCTTTGCTTAATACGTCCCTTTTGCAAGTCTTACCGAGATAAGCGCTTCCGTAGTATTTCTCGTTTGTGAGAATACTCTTTATTACTCCCGTTCTCCACTGTTTCTTCCCGCTCGGAGTCGGTATCCCGTCTTCGGTCAGTCTTTTTGCGATTGCAGAGCAAGCGTACCCACTTAGGAACTCCCTATATATCCTTCGCACCACCTTGGCTTGCTCTTCGTTTATGACGATTTTTTTGTCCTTGTCATGGTCATATCCAAGGAATTGTGAGCAAGCCAACACCACTTCTCCCTCTTTAAACTTCTTTTGGAATGCCCACTTTATATTCTCGGACATATTTCGGCTTTCTTGCTCCGCTATAGCCGCAAGTATGGTTATGAGTATATCACCGCCCGCCGTCATCGTGTCTATATTCTGCGTTTCGAAGTAGACGCCGATTCCGAGTTCTTTTAATTCCCGTATGTATTGCAATGCGTCGACCGTATTCCTTGCGAAACGGCTTATCGACTTACAAAGGATTTTCTTTATCTTCCCGGCGCGACAATCGGCAAGCAACTTTTGAAAGCCTTTCCTTTGGTCGGCTCTCGTTCCCGTAACGCCGGGATCGTCATACACTCCCACAAACCGCCATTCAGGGCGATTGCCGATGTACTCAGTGTAGTGTGCTTTCTGCCGTTCAAGGCTGTCCTCCTGCTCTTCGTTCGTGGTTGAAACTCTCGCATATGCGGCAACGGGGAGTCGAGTATCGATCATCTGCTCTCTTATCATTTGTGCCGTTAACGGTGCTGTCGATACGTTTCTAACCACCCTTACTACTCTCGGTTGTTGGACAGTGTCAATTGCTGTTTCCATTCATCTGTGCCTCCTTTAATTGTTTCTTCTCTTTCCACCCTTTCCGGTTTCCGCTCGGTCCGTTGGTATATGCCCTGCTGATTGTAACTCCGTTATAGAACTCGAAGGTCACTACATAGTCTTTAATCGTCACTCCCTTTATTACCCTGCCGACAAGTTCCTCGTCGAACTCGGTTATCGGCTTTGCCGCACCGCGCCTTATATGCGCCTGCCTATAATCTCGGACTTTTTGCTCTAAAGCCTTCCGTCTTGCCCGTATATCGTTTTTGTCGTGTTCGTAATCGTGTTTGCTTATCAACCCTCGCACATGCAACGATATAAGCTCGTTTTCTTCGGCATTCAGTTTTTTCAGTTCTCTTTCTGCCGCATCCTCATCGTTACCGAAGTTTCTGTTCTCTATAAACTCGTTATACGCTTCTATAAACTTTTCTTTCAGTACCGAATCCTTTATCCCCGAATTAGAGCATCCTTTTTTGCCACAAGCCAAGTATGTTCGGCATTTCCATATCGGGCAGGCGTATTTCGTTCCGCTGTTGTTTATTTTATGGATATATGACTGACCGCATATAGGACATTTTATCAGACTTGTAAACGGGTAACTTTCGTTGATTCTACCTCTCAGTTTCATGTTCCCTCTTGCGTTTATGAGTTCGGATACTTTATCCCATAATTCAGGGTTTATTATCGCCGCATGACTGTTTTCCACATAGAGCATATCTTTTACCCCGCGGTTCATTACTTGTTGCCCATTAACATTTGTCCTTTTGTATAGTAACGAATCACCCTTATATTTTTCATTTGTCAAAGTTTGCAATACTCGTTGTTGCGTCCATAAGCAGCCGTTCATTGTTCTGTATCCGGCTTCGTTCATAACTTCAGCCAGTTCTCTGGTGCTGTACTTTCCCGTTGCGTATAGCTCGAACAACTTTCTTACTTCTTCCGCCTCGTGCGGGATAATTCGGAACTCTTTATTTTCCATTCTATACCCCAGCATTCTTATGCCTACAACGGATATATCTCCCTTTTCAAACCTGTCCTTGATTGTCCATGCGACATTCTCGCCGTATCGATTAAGGTCCTCTTCCGCAACCGCCGCCGCTATCGTCAAATACAGTTCGCTTTCCGCAGTCAATGTGTTGATATTCTCCTTTTCAAAGACTACCGCCACATTTATCTCTCGAAGCTCTCTCACCATTTCAAGCAGTTCGATGGTGTTCCGTGCGAATCGCTGTACGGACTTGGTGAATATTATTTCCACCTCGCCTCGCCTACAGGCATCGAGAAGAGCCAACATTTGCGGACGATAGCGTAAATGTCTGCCGCTTATGCCCTTGTCGGCATACAGTCCGACATACTCGTATTTCGGCTCGTTAGCGAGTTTCTTGTTCCAGTAATCACTTTGGTTTTCAAAACTGTGCGCTTGCTCTTTACTGTTAGTAGACACTCGGCCGTATGCAGCCGCTCTTATCTTTCTGTCCACGCTTTACCTCCTCGTTAGACTTTTTGTTTACTTTCTCCACGACCTGTGTAGGATTTCATTTAGATTAAAAAATTTTGTGCTACCCCGTATTTCAGGTCAGGGTAGCACAAACAATAGCGCGTAAACCAAATAAAGTCCAGACAAAACCGCTTATTTTATGAAAGAAAAGATGCTTTATTTTTGCTCATGATTTCGTCCCTTTCTTCCGTTGTCAAAAGGTCTTTCATCCATAGCGTCATGACGATTGCGTCCGCCATTGCGCATCGTATTTCGTTATTTTCCATCCTCATCGTCCTTTTTGCCGAGCTGCTTAATAATCTGATTAGTTCCCGTAGCCGTCAGTCCGCTCGCACCGCCGATGACGATTGCCACCACGATATTCGGTGCCGGGATGATGCTCGGCAAAGCGTAAAAACAAATGATGCCACACACGATTCCGAGCGCCGTTGCAATAAGCGGAATACACCGCTTGAACTTTTCGTTCTCTCCGACTGCGTGTTTAATGATGTTGATTGTCCAGTACACGACCGCAGCAATCGCCGGGACGCTGATTAAGTTCAAATACTGTTCCATATGTTCCCCTCCTTATTTCTTGGAATTTTGTTCGAGCAAATATTCGTAGAGTTCATCCTTTACTTCTGCGTAGGCTTTCATCGCCTCTTTCATCTCGCCGTTGGTTTTCCCGTCTCGAATGGCTACCGCATCCGCATACGTAAGTTTCCCAACCGCATCTATACTTTTTAGTATCAGCATGTTCTCTTTGGCTTTTGCTCTGTCTCGCTCTTCATCTTTCTTTTGCTTTTTCTTGAAAAATCGTTGCAAGAAAAAGAGAACCATTCCGCTGATGATGCTCGCACACACACTCACTATTATCGATATCATATTATACATGCTGTTTTGAAATATCTCCGCCGCCGACAAGCGCTGCCGTATTTACTCCACCCTCGTTGTTAAAGAGGTTATTTACTACATTACCGACTGTGGTCTCGCTTTCGTTTTCCACAACAACCCCGTTTGCAACGAAAGCATCCCCCTTGATGGTTCGGTAGTTATACACAGTGGTATCATCCGCAGTAACTTCTCGCCTTACTCCAACTATTATTTTTTCTCCATCCTTGCCGATCAGCCTTGTTCCGATACTGATTTGCTCTTGTCCGTTATCGTCCCATACTGATATAAAACCATCTTTTGTCAAAACTTTATGTTTTGGCGTAATGGACAGTTCTGTACCATCGTCAAAAGAAAGTGTGTATATATTTGTCGGCTCGGTCAGGATATACCTCTTCAGCACCAATGTTTGAACAAACGATTTTTTCTCTTTGTCATATGCCACGATTTTGTTGCCCGTAATAAGCGAGCGTGCTTCTTTGGTGTCTCCATTAAGCGATGTTAATATCTTACTGTCGGCAGATACACAGCCACCACCGCCACCAGTACTGGTACTCGTTCCTTCAAAATAAACATATTGATTGCCTTGTATCGTAATACTGGAGGTGGATTTGCTGATTGTGTACCCCGATTTCAGTGTATAGGTAAAATCATAGCGCATCTTAATAAATGTGTCCAAAGTCGTGGTCGTACTGACCACCCCGGAACCAAATGCTCCATCTGGTTTTGTGTACTTATATGTTACCGAAGCAATACCTGTTCCAACCGAAATCGTAAGTGTCTGATGCCTTGCAAAGATAACCTTTTTATCTTTCATAACCGCTTTAATTTTATAATAGTCTTCCATTTAGTCCTCCGTAATAACAGTAATTGCTCCGTTGACACCCTCATCAAATGTATAAGTCGTTTCTCGAATCGCATAATATGTTGAACCAATTAGCAACTTCCCAAGATTCGCCAATGAGTTGTCTATCGCTGAAAACTTATTCTTAATCGTTCCCGTGGATGTGTTATAATCGTCTGCCTTTACAGCCGTTTCCGCTGCTATCGGCAAATCGGTAAGAGTGCCGTTGGCATTCTTGATTTTCGGTCTGTAAGCCATTCACGATACCCCCTTATACTACCTTGAAGAAAAGTCCGCCCGTTGCAAGAGACGCGCTCGGAGCGGTCTGTCCGCTCGTTCCGATTTCAATCATCTGTCCACCTGCGACCGCAATACCTTTGGCATTGACCTGAACGGCAGAATATGTGCCTGCGGCTACACCGCTGTCACCCAAAGTGACCGCTATCGTCTTATCGGCAGAGCCGTCCACGCTCTGACTTCCCGTTCCGCTGATAGCAGTCGAGCCGTCTTTCTTAATACCTGAATTGACGGTTACTCCGATAGTCTTTCCTGTAGACCACTTGCCTGCCGAAGTCGCACTCGTTGCCGTGTCAGCACTGGTTGCTTTATCTGCTTTCGTAGCTGAGCCAACTTTGGTCGTTCCGTTCTTGATATTGGCAATCTCGGTATTATTGGTATTCGATTGATTTTTTGCTGCGTCCGCAGTTGTCTTTACCTCTCCGATTGCACCGACAACCGTCTTTGCCGTTGTCGCAAGCGAATTATCACTTTTCGTCTGATAGGCGGCAAGGTCAACCTTTTGTGTTTCGAGTGCGCTGATTTCAAAGTACCCGTAAGTACCCGTGTTGTTATCAAGTACCTTGCTTACCCAGTAATCGGGAGTATCCAAAGCCTTGATAAAAATGTTATCGCCCACCTTATAGTCGGTTTTAGAAGCCGCTTTCAAGGCGGTTGTCATTGCCGCCACAGTATCGAACGAAACAGCCTTCGCTCTGCCTTCCGCAAGTGCGTATGCGCTGTTGGCTTTGTTCTGTGCGTTGGTTACGGCGGTGCGAATGTCCGAGTGCGCCGTTCCGGAAGTATTGTGAGTGTTCACCGCTCCGCTCGGTTCAGCGCCGATGTTGGCGGGGGTAAGATTGACGTTGCCTTTCCTGTAAGTCGTTTCCTTATCGCCCTTTAACCCGGTTACGATACCGCCACCCGTAATCCCTTTGACCTGCTCGTAGACTTCATCGATTGCGCCTTGAACGTTGCCCGCAGTAATGCCTGCCGTTTTGCCATCATACTTGACAACATCCGCTTCCGTTTCTGGATGAATAAGTACGGTATCTTCTGCACTGACCTTTTGAATAATCTGGAACTTGTTTGTAGTTTGAGCCATGTTATTTGTCCTCCATTTTCTTGAATACGAAATCGCCGTCCGGGATATCTTCGGTTATTTTGTCTACCGCTTGTAGTTTCCCTTTGACGAGTTCGCCGAGTTTAATTTTATTCGTCTCGCCGTTTTCTCCCACGACAAGAATAAAGGAGTCGCGTTTATCGACTCCCAGTTTGATTTCCTCATAGTCCGTCACATCATTCGACAATAGGTTCAGTTCACTCGCCGTCATTTTCCCGTCAAGCGGTTTCCCGTTGATGGACGGCTTGTTCTTTAACCGATTGTAGTTGTAGGTTACGGTAATTCCGGGCGTGACGTTTACTTGTCCCTGATTACCATAGTAGTTTTTATCCGCCATTTTCCACCCTCTCCAAAACTTCTATTTTTTGACGATGCACGAGCGTTACCTCTTGCTCGTCTATTAAGGTGGCGATGATGTCGTATTTCAAAAAACCTGTTTTGAAGTCCTTTGTCACTTCACCCGGTATTCGAACGCGGAATTCGTCCTCTTCTCTATCCGCCTCTTCTTCGATTCCAAGTTCTTTGCACGCGAACACCACCTTTTTTATGAGTTCTGTAGCAACGTTCCCAAACGATAACCCGAACTCAAAGACATCGCCTTTGACTACTTTCAGCATCCTATTGCTCTACGAAAACGATAGAGGAAATCGTTGTCGTAGTTCCGCTTTTTGTTTTCTTTTCTACCTTGCAAGAAATCTCTTTCAAGTGTTTTTCGTTTTCCGCAAGAGTATTGAAGATATCCGGCGTTACTTGGTCTTCCGCTTTGTAATCGCTCTTTGGCTCTTTCCAGTTTGCCATTCATACCCTCCTTATGTCGTTCTTCCGCGCGTCTCTTGTTTCAATCGGCCGTCAAACGTAAACTTGTTATACTCGCATACAAGTTCTTGACTGTCTCCGAACCTATCCACCGACACATACTTCTCACCGAGATTGAGTTTCGGGTTGCCTCGCCAAGTCGTAGTTACAACACCCTCTCCCGCATGCATCTTTTCGAGTAAGAAATTCGCAATGTATTCCGCTTGATCGTGGCTTTGTACAAGATCGCTTGACGGGTGAGAATACTCGGTTATTCCGTTGTTACGCACGCTTTCATCGTCCTGTTTGGTCAAAGTCTTTGTCGTTATCTCGATTGCCTTGCCCATGACCGTCAGCACCGCCTTTTGCTTTTCGGCTGTCTTGTTCTTCGCAACGACCGAGCAAGCATTAACACCACCTTGGAAGTCGGTCAATAGCACGTTTAAGTTATCCGTTTCCATTGCAGGGTACGCAACTTCGGTATTATAATCGAGCGTCAGTTCAAGCGATGCGTTCGGCTCTATATTAAGTTCGACCGATACCGCTTCGACAGTATCGTTCGACAAGGATACGTCACAGTATTCCACAGAAATACGGTTCGCAAACTCGGTCAGAGAAACACTCGATGAGTACGAAAACATATTGCTTTTGTCTATCTGTATTGCCGTCTTTGTCTTTGTTTCTTTCTCAGAGCGGACATTGATCTTATCTTCTCGGTCTACAAACACTTTGCATAGTCCCGCATTGGCAATTTCCTGTAATGCGTCCCAAGCCGTGCCTTTCGGCAGAAATGCCATCGGTACGATTACTGACTTTAAGTCGTTTGAAATAACGAAAGTATCTGCCGTTTCGCCGATATTTAAAAGAATGTCAGCGGCTATATCGTATAGCGATGCATTCTCTGTCAGCGGAAAACCGACATAGGTCTTTTTCTGCAGTCGCATTAGTCTGTCCACCGCACTACACTTTACCCATTGCGAATCTTGGTTTATCTGCCACTCGTCCGAATAAAACGTGCCGAGCGGCTGGTATTTGACTCCCCCGTTGGTTTCTATTCCTATACTCGGCATCAATTTTCGGTCGAGTATCATAAGCGAACGGAGATAGCCTTTATCGAACTTTCTGTCCTTGTTAAAGATGTTTACGGTCATCGTGTCGGATACTATGTTGTAGTTTCCGTCCGCCGCTCCCATCTCTTCGGACACTTCGAACATTTCAATGGCATCGCCCTCGTACCGTTCCATCATTCGGTCGTAAAACTTCAATATTTTTGCACAAGCATTCGGCTTGCTCCACTTGGTTATCGTCAGCCTGATAGATGTAATGTCTTCAAGCTGCGGAGTCAATCGCACTTGTATCTGATTATTGACGGTCACACTATCCGAGTGAACAATCTTCCCGTCTCGTTTGTACTGCAAAATGAAGTCGACCGGGTATTCTTGCCTCTTTTCATCGCCAAGCACAACCCAAGAAATAATAGGTCTTTTAACGAAAGAAATTTCGATCCACGGCGCGTTTGCAAACACACCGCTACTACCCGACAACAAACCGCTCCACCAACCGAGAACGACCGAATCGTCCATCATCTGAAACGAGCCGTCCATTGTTGCATTGCCGTCCATCGTACAGCCTTTGACTGTCGGCACAAGGTATGCGCCGAACACTTCGTCCGGGTGACTGATAGCCGAATTACCGCTTTCCGTTGTTTGAATGTCCTTACTGATTTCCGTATCCGAGTAGATAACATCCACTCTGCCGAGTATTTTTCGTGGATTATCCGTATATTCCATAGGTTATCTCTCCACAAAAGCAATGCTGACGCTTGCCCACATTATCTTGCCTTTCGCCCAATCGTACCGTGGCTGACAGGACAAGTCCTGCGGACGAGCGGTCATCGACGTCAACTTCCCCGTTTCGGGATCGTTGTAGTCTATCGTCACGAACGAGCCGCTTTTCGTTTCGGCAGTCAAAAGTCCCATATCCTCTTTCGAGAGATATTTCCACGACACTTCGACCTTTCTCTTTCTCCCTATAAGGTCCACGACCATTGTGCCGTCCATCGTTCTTTCCGATTTATCCAACACTTCGGTCGAGCAAGTGAGTTCGGTCGGCGCTTTTATCGTCTTACTGTTTATCTTAAAGAAAACCGCCACTTTACACCTCCCTTAAAGCAATGCCGTTTCGTTTATATTCTTTGTTCAGTCTCGGCATAATAAGCCTTGCGAACTGCTGTCCGTCAATCTCCAAAACGATGTCTTTTTGCTCTTCTCCACCTTTATTGCCGATTGCCGCTATCCCTTGGAGCATTCCGTTGACCATATCCCCGTAGGGACTGCTTCCGCTACCTACTACCGCGCGATTTGCCGATGCGGTGATGTTCAGCGAAGACGCGACCTGTGCCGCCGCTTGCTGCAACATAGGCGTATTGTCGTACATTCCGTCTGCCATCATATCCATTAGGTTCGGTATCCACTCGTCTGCCGTATGTCCCGGACCTTTCTTTGTCGGCGAGCCGAAACCGAGAAAGTCTTTTATCGACTGTCCGACCGATTTTACTCCGTCTACGACTTTACTCCATGCTTTCTTTATGCCGTCACCGATATTATTAATTAGGTTTTTACCCCAGTTGAACGCTTGCTTGAACAGGTTGTTAAAGTAGTCTCCGATACTTGAAAACAACCCCGTTATCTTATCCCAAATCCAACCGCATACCGAGCAGATCCCGTTCCAAATATTCGTGAAAAAGCCGCTGATACCCGTCCAAATATTGCGGAAGATATCCAGCACATTCACACCGATACCTTGAAAGAAGTCTACGAACCCTTGCCCAAAGCCTTTGATAAACTCCCAAATACCGAGAAAGATATTCTTAATAGCGCTCCAAATACTCGTAGCAATGTTCTGCATATGCGTCCACGCATCTGACCAATCGCCTTTGAGTATCGCACACACGAACTTGATTACTTCGATGATAGCGTTCGCCACATCCAAGACAGCGCTCAAAAACGGTCCGAGCGCGGCGATGATTCCGTTGACCACTCCGACTACCAATCCGTACAGCACTTCGATTACTTTGCCTATTAACTCAAACACGGGCTTTAGGAGTTGATATAGTTCAATTATGGTATCCCAAAGCGATGCGAAGAGTGCCTTTATCTTCTCCCATAATGGTTCTACATAGTTTAGGAATTTCAACACCGCATTGTTTATAACGTCAAACGCACTTTTTATAATCGTCCAAAGACGGGTGAAAACGTCCGAAACGACTTTGAGTATCTGCTTGCCGTATTTTTCCCAAAATGTCTTGATTCCATTGACTGTATCAAGTACGATTTTCTTTACGAGCGGCCATACTTTCTTGGCTATAGCAAGCACTTTCGAGAAGACCTCTTTCACGCATTTCCAAACCGTTTTCAAGGCTTGCACGACTGCCGCTTTGATGCGTTCTCCGTTCTCGTCCCACCACGCTTTTATAGTGTTGGCTACGCTTATAATGACAGACTTAATCTTCTCCCATATGCGTATTACGGCATTGCGGAAGTCTTCGTTGGTCTTCCATAAATACACGAGCAAAGCGACTACCGCCGCTATTGCTAAACCGATGAGCCCCGCTTTCGTGAATAGGACTTTTGCCACCTTAATGATTGTGCCGAGACTGCCGACAAGTTTCCCTATTACGATAAGTAATGGTCCGATTGCCGCCGCAAGCAGTGCTATAACTACGATTTGCTTTCGCGTTCCCATAGACAGTCCCATAATCTTTGCCGTCAATGGCGAGATATACTTCGTTATAAACTGCCGAATGAGCGGAATCAACACATCGCCAAAGGAGATCGCTATCTCTTCAAGCTCGGATTTCAGGATCTTCCATTGTCCTTGCAAAGTATCGAGCTGCGTTGCCGCCATGTCTGTCGCTTTGTTCGTTCCCGTAATGGCTTTGGTCATTCCCCTTACGGCATCACCGCCCGCCGACATCAAGGCAAGCATACCCGGACCGCCCCTTGCTCCAAATATCTTCATTGCTTGCGAGGTGTCCATTCCCGCATCTCTTAACCTGTCAAGAATTGATGCGAAATCGTTGGTTGCCGGATTCACGTCTTCTACGGCTATGCCGAGTTCTTCAAAGACTCCGAGTGCCGCCGTTGACGGGTTCATAAGAGATACGAATGCTTGTCGAAGCGAAGTTCCTGCCGTACTTCCGTCATAGCCTGCATCGTATAACACGGACAGTGCGCCGACCGTTTCTTCTATCGTATAGCCGAGGCTGTTTGCCACAGGACCAACATACCCCATTGAGTTTGCGAGTTTATCCATCGATGCCATAGAGTCACCGATTGCCGCCGCAAACACATTCGTTACTCTTTCCGCTTGGTTTGCCTCCAACCCGAACTGGTTCAAAGTCGAAATAACGGTTTCGGTTGTGAATGCCAAGTCGCTTTGTGTTGCCGATGCAAGGTTTAGGGTTGCCTCGATGGAGTCTGCCATCTGGTCTACCTTGTAACCTGCCGACGCCATATAATACAAAGCGTCCGCCGCGTCCGATGCCGAGAAAACCGTCTTCGCCCCCATTTCACGGGCGATTGACGTCATTCTTGCGAGTTCTTCGCTCGTAGCGCCTGCGACAGATGCCGCGTTTGCCATCGACTGCTCGAACTGTTGCGACACCATGACCGACTTTGTTCCGAGTGCCACAAGCGGAGCCGTAACCGTTGCTGAGAGTTTCGTTCCCGCTTTCGTCAGGCTTGCCGACACCTTTTGTATCTTCTTTTGGGCATTATCTAACCCTTTTGAGAGCGAGGATATGTCCGCCGCTATCTTTACCACAAGGTTTCTTATAACCGCCAACTGTCCTCACCCCCTATTTTGGCATGAAAAAAGCAAGTACCGATTTGATACTTGCTTTCGCGTTTGATGTGTATTTTGTTAGGTCTTAGATGTCGTATGTGGAAGATTGATTATGTCATTATAGGAATGGTTGTCCATCTGTTGCATCACCTCCTTTACTCGACAAACTGTAATTTAACTATTTATTAATTCTTGCAGTTCATTGACAAACCGGCAGACATGAAATCCATCACATACCGCATGATGAACTTGAATCGCTAAAGGAATCATAATTTTCCCATCTTCCTCGTAATATTTCCCCAAGGTGAAAATGGGGATTAAATAACGGTATCCTTTCTGCAAGTTCAAATTAAACCCCTCAAATGTTGACCACGGTATCATAGATACCGTAAATACATTTTCCGGAACATCCGGTTTTCCCGTCATATCATGATTGCTTCCATACCGTTGAATATCGTTTTCATAAGCCATTGAAAATTCTTCGATATTCGGCGTATATTCAGTCCAAAGGTCAGAAAATGTCTCTGTGTCCTTGTGAAAAACGGTATAGCTGGGTATCATCTCGTCATATATTCCCAATTCACCCGCTTGGTTGATTGCTGTTCTAAATTCAGAATGGCGATTTACAATCGTTGCAATGTAATATAGCATCGCAGGATACAGCTTCAGTTGTTTCTTATTTATTGGCGTAATATCCAATTTAACAGTCATGCTGTATGTGCAAGGCACGTCTGTAAAGTAGTGTTCAAAATACTCATTTCGCTTCCAACTGTTTCTATCAATTTTTTCAAATACCATTTTAGTGTCCCTCACATATTCCGGTTTGTTTAAGCCTTATGACCGCCGATTTGCTCGTTTCGGTCTTTGGCGGTTGCACCTTCTTCACGGTTCATCCCTTTTAACACAGCATTCTTGACAAACTTCTTTTTGATACTCAGCATTGCTTCTTGCATGCGCCTTTCCCGTTCCAATTTTTCTTCTTCCTCCGCTTGCTTCTTCTTCAGTGCTTCGTAATCGGTAAAGAGATCAAGTTGCTGATATTCATCTTCCTGTTTAACTGATTTTTCATCTGCAAGTTTATTTGCTGTTGTTGTTATCCTGCGGATAAGTAAATTCTCGTCAACTATTTTATTTCCGCCTTCGCTAATTCTATCAAGCGTTCCGTTTGATCTATCATGAACAGCGGAATGTTCAGCACATTTCCGTCAAGCGTGAGATTCTTTAACGAATATCTCACGACAAATGGTGTTTCGCCCTCGTACATCTTCTTGTATTCCAGCATACTCGGTGACGAAACACTTTTGCCGGACTTCACTTCTATCGGAATGATATCGTTCTCCGATTGCACGATAAAGTCCACTTCATACTTGTCATTTGCCCAATAATGCGGATTCGCTCCATATATCCGAATCAGACTCTGTACAACGAAGTTTTCGCTCAATGCACCCTTGAATTCCTTGAAAAGCCTGTCACCCTCTGTAAATGCCCTGTAACTCAACTTTGACTGACTTCTCAATAGTCCCACATCGATATGGTACACTTTGAAAAACTCTTCCTCTTCGTAAGCGGTAAGTGGCAAGGCGGGCTTCGACACTTTGAAGATTTTCTTCACAAGGTCGGCATTTACCAACCATTGAAGATTGTTTTCGTATTCCCTTGCTCTCGCACCTTGTTTTACTTTCGAGTAAGTAAACTTCTTCTTTTCTTTGGAAAGTTGCGCGGGGAGAGAGTTCCATATCAGGGTGATCTTCTGCACATCATACTTCACTTCTTCGTCCTTGAAGTCATCGTGATGCTTGCCGAAGTCCTTTTCATACGAGCCTATGATGCCGTTAAGCGCTTTATCTACCAACTCTATATCTCTTTCCTGCGTCCAAAGATATACGGGTTCAGGCATTCCGCCCGTAATAAAGTACATCTTGAGTTTTTCGCAAAGCGGATTGTAGAACGCGTCGGGAATATTGCCTATCTTATCAAGCGTAGTCATATACTCGTAAAGGTTTTCATCACCGTTTGCAATCAAGAATTCCGAGAAAGTCATCGGTCCCATATCGATAAAATCGACTTTGCCGACCGGGAATCCTTTCGATAGCGTCAAACCGAGTAACGAACCCGCGCATATCACATAATACTCTTTTGCATTCTCGCAGAAGTATTTAAGGGCGTTCAGTGCATCGTTGCACTCCTGTATTTCGTCAAAAATGATCAGTGTCCCATTATCTATCCTTTGTCCGCTTGCAAGCGAAAGATTTTGCATGATACGAAATACGTCTTTCGTTGTTTCGAAAAATTGCTTATACTCTTCGTTTTCATCAAAGTTAAAGTACGCAACCGACTCAAAACTCTTGCCAAACTCTTTCATCGCCCAAGTCTTACCTACTTGTCTTGCTCCGCGAAGAATCAATGGTTTTCTATACTTAGACTCTTTCCATTTATTCAGTTCTTCCAGAATAAACCTTTTCAATTCGCTATACCCTCCTTGTTTAGGTTGCCTCTATTATACTCGATTTAACCTTTCAAGTCAAGAGCAAATCACACTTTTTCGGTGTATTATGTGATTTTCTACACACTTTTTGCCGAAAAAGCGTGATTTAGCGAATTATTATCCCTTGCTCCGCCGCCATTGCTTTGAGTACGGCGTCTCCCGCCGAATTTGTTTTCTTTGGTTTTTTCCTGATGTCTTTCAGTATTTTTGAAAGACTCGGCAACTTCTTCTGCCTTGCGAATGCTTCCGTATGCCATGCAAGCGTGATGTTATCCTCGAACAGACGAGTTTCTCGCTCGCGTTTTTGCTTTGCAAGCAGCATGACTTCATACGGAGTGTAATTGCCGATTTGTATGGGATCTATATCAAAGAGCACGACTGCCTTTTCGCAAAACTCGGAAAGGTCAAAGGCAGTCTCGCTTATTCCCCCTGTTTACCTTCTGCTTTTCCGAATGCAAGCGTAAAGGCTTCGCCGAGTTTTTCCGCAATCTCGGTGATGTTCGAATACTCATCGATAAGATCTCCGACCTTTTCAAGCGTAAGGTCTTTATCTTCGTGGCAAAGTCCCGCATACACGATAATGAGCAAGTCTTTGATACCCACGTGCGAAAGGTCAAGTGCTGTAATGTTCTTTCCTGTAAGGTCTTCCACCTTGACGAGCGCATTGATGCCGTATCTCAATGTTCTGGGTTTATCCAAATTGATGGTTACTCCGTTCTTCATTCTTACTCTCCTTTATGGAAACTCAATTCGCCCGTACCCGTAAGTTCAAGGCTGATGCTGACCACGTCATCCACCGGGTCTTCGATTGACAAACTGCTGATGTATGCCGTTCCCTGATAGTAGTTCGCATTATCCACATACAGCTTTACGATTACGGTCGTGCCTGCAAGATACGCTTCTTGCAACGTCGCTTGTCCTTGCGTGTCGGTCGGAACTTCGTAATCGCCTTCCGAACTTGCCGTCCACTCTTTCAGTCCCGTGATGTAGTTTTTCCAATCATCGCCGAGTGCGGTCGTTTCCAAAGTTTCAAGCGACAGTTCAAGCGACCAGTTCTTGATTGCGGCTACCTTTTGGTTTCCGCTCTCACCGATAATCACTTTTCCGTTTTTACCTGCTACCGCCATATAGTCCTCCTATTTTTCGTTGTAATAAAACTCGAACTCGATGCTCGACAGGTACTCTTCCGTATTGAATTTCAATGCGGTGTTCCCGTTGTACTCGTAGTCCGTTTTAATGAAAACGGCTTGGATTTCCAAGCCATACATATTTCCGTGAAAGTCTTGAAAGGCACGCTTTACCATTCTCGACAATTCTCTTGCTTTCTTGAATGTTCTGTCGTGGCACACGAACTGCATCGTCTGCCTGACAAACCCCGTATCGCCTTGCAGAGCCGAATCGTAGTTGGCAAGCACGGGCGAATAAACGATTGCCGGGAGCGGCGCGTCTTCGGGGAGCATTATGGGGAATATCTTATTCCCCACACGTTCTCTTATCTGTTCGTTTTTGCTTAAATACGCATATATTGCTTGGCAGATGTCCGTCATAGTTTTCTCCCCACCGCATTCGAGATTGCTTTCACGATCTCATCGTTTATCTTGTCGATGTTTTCGTCCACGGCATTTCGTAGAAACGGGTTGGCAGCTCTTCCCCTTGCACCGAGTTCTACGAACGTGCCGTATCGGAGCGATTTGTCATAGTCTACCGACACGGTCGCTTTGGTTTCCGTGGCTTTGCCTTCGTTGAGTTTCAGACTCGCTTTCAGCGTTCCCGTATCCACGGGGCAATTCCGCCTCGCATCGTCAAGCGCAATTTTGCCGCCTGCCTTTGCTCCCGTCATAAGTACAGATGACGCGGCATCTTTCATTGCTCGGATATCTTTCACGAGTTTGTCTGCGCCTTCCACTTTCGTTTTAACCTTCCGTTGCTTTGCGCTGTAACCCATTGTTCACGATCTCCTTGCAGTTAAGTATCGTTGCCTTATGCCCGGTTTTATCATCCGATACCCCGATAATTTCGTATAACGAATTCCCGTATCGGATACGGTTCAAGACCGTTATGGCAGTGGTATATCGGAGCGTTATCTTCACCATCGTTTCAGCAGAAACCTGTTGAGCCGTGTAATACTCCGTTCCGCTCACAGGCTCGATACTCGCCCACCTTACGTCCGTTGTCACCCATATTCCTTCTTGCCCGCCGAAATCGTCTCTCTCCCACACGAAGGTCAGAATTTCCACCTTTCGGTTCAATCTTCCTATATCCATCAGAACCTCTCTTTCCTGTAAGCGAACAGCATTCGCCTGACAAGGTCAAGGGTTTCGGATATATCGATACCCGTCTTATCCTTTGAGATTTGCCTTTCTTCGTAAAGCGTGGCTACGACTATGAGCATTGCCTGCCGCACGGTTTCGGGAAGGGGCTCGATTTCCGCAAGCGGTCTTCGAAGCACGTCTTCCGTCAGTTCCCGCGCCGCTACTATAAGCGAGGCTATGAGATTTTCCTCGTCATCGCCGTCAACTCTCAAAAACTCTTTGGCTTCTTGAAGAGTAATCATACTCATACCTCCTTATTGTTTTTGGTTTACGCGCCCCTCTTTGCAAGAGTGACGAACGGCGAAACGGTTGCACTGCCTTTGTAAGGAGTGAGCGGTTTCGTCCAGATCGGTTTGCCGTCAACCCTGTAGATGAAACGGAACACGTTTTCATCGTAAAGGAATCTGACGTGAATGGAACTTGCCGACTTAATACCACCCTTATCGATAAGAAGGTACTGACCGATATCCGCAAGGATAATGTCTCCGACTTCGCCTGCGGCGCTGCATTGTTCGATAGGTACGACAGGTCTGCCGAAGAGCGTGCCGTAGGGTTTCTCCGAAAGACCGCCTGCCGGAATATACACGGGTTTATCTCCGATTTTGAGCGTGTAAAGGTATGGTTCAAGTTCCTGATTGATGTACCATACAGCATTCGCTCTGGAACGAGACCACAGTCTGTTCCACATCTTGACGAGGTTCTCCACAGTGATTGTATCCGTCTGGCTTGCTTCTTTCGCCACGGTCACGATTGCACCGCTGTTAAGGATGCCGAGCGGTTCGCCCTCGCCGCTACCCGAAAGGATGGCATCGTCAATTTTGAACCCGAACTCTTCTGCGAATGCCTGACGAATAACGGCTTCGAGTGCCGCCGCATCCTGCAAAAGTTCATCGGTCGCATAGCAAAGTCCCGTGAGTTTTTTAAGCGACAGTTCCATCTGTCTGAACTTGGGTTTGCTTGCGGTGATCTCGTCCGCTTCGCCTTCCCAGTAAGTCTGAACACCGCCCCAACGAGAGCCGTTTGCACGACTGTCTTCGTCAATGGCATTGATTTTCATTCCGTTTGCGTTGGTGCTGATAGGAATCTTTTTGACCTTGCTTGCGAGAATACCCGTTTCATAGGTTCTCTTCAAGAGTTCGGTCACGAAATCCTGCTGTACAAGGAAACCGCCGTCCGAGGGAGTGGTTTCGTTAAGACCGCTTGCCGCTCTCGTGGAAAGTCTCTCGTCCACCTTACCGCCCGGCATTGCCGCTCTATATGCTGCCATGAGCTGTTCTCCGAAAGACGCAAATCTCTTTTCGTTGTCCTTGGCGGGAGTGGGTTTTACTTCGGGTTTCTCGCTCGAACGATCTTCGGGTTCAATAGCGAGAAGTTTTTCCGCTCTGCCGATACTCTCATCCCACGCACGGATTTCCTCTTCGTACTTGTCGATGTCCTTCTGCTCTTCTTCGGAGAGGAAACGGTCTTCGGCTTCCGCCTTGTTAAGCACAGCCATCGCCTTGAGTCTTGCGTCCTCTCTCTTTGCTTTCATTTCGAGAATTTTCTTCATATTCATCTGTTTTCCTCCGATTAAATGATTTTGAATTTTGCTTGCAGGTTCTTGAGTTTTTCCTGCTGTTTTGCCTTTTTAACTGCGTTTTCCGTTTCTTCCGCTACTTTACGTTGCTCGGTCTTATACACGTCATATTCTTGCATTGCGCGAACACCGACATCGGTTGCCGTGTATGCCGGAAACGTTACGGGCGAGACGTCAAACAAGCGAACCTTTTTGAGTTCCCTCGTGTCGATTCCGTCTTTGGATGACCATTCATCGTCTTCCACCACGAAACCGATTGACATCTGCGAAATGTCCCCACGGCGGATGCTCGTGGTAATGTCCCTTGCCCAACTCGTATCAGGCGGAGTAATGCGGACACGGAGTCCTACATCGTCTTCTACAAGTTCGAGCGTTCCCGCTCTGTTTCTGCCGAGTACATAGTTCGGGTCGTGATTGAACAAAGCGCGGATATCGTCTCTGCCGATGCTCTCCGCAAACGCGCCCTTTCGCACTTTCTCTTTGAACGGAAAAATACCACCCAAGGTTTCAGACCACGAATCGAAAACGGCGGCGTGTCCTTCGATACACGTTCCGCCGTCACTTTCGTTTATTCTTATTTCCTTTAGCGGGAGCATTCGGAGTTCCTTTTTGTTCGTTTTCTTCTCCATTGCTACCTCCTTCGTCTGGATTGTTTTGTTTGTTCTGCTGTCCGACCTGCGCCGACATCATCGAACCATTGACGAGATAATCGTCACCGCCCTGTTCCGCCGGGACAAGACTCATATCTTCAAGCCGCCTTATATCGTTGATAGACAACCACCCGTTTTGCCGCCCTATGGAATAGCCTTCCATTCGGGATTTGTAGTCACCACGCAATAGTCCGTCCACATTGAACTTGGCGAAATACAAAAGCCGTTCTTTCTCGTCAAGGAGTGAACGGCTTATCTCTTGCTCCCACCTTACAAGCCACGGCCGTATGGTGTGCTGAACAAACTCTATGGATTGATGTTCTATGTTGGAAAAGGTTGCCCTTTCAAGGTCACCGACAAGATGTGGCGGAACACGGAAGATACGGCATATCTCGTTCACTTGATACTTTCTCGTTTCCAAGAACTGCGCGTCTTCGGGTGCGATGCCTATGGTGTGGTATTTCATTCCTTCTTCAAGCACCGCCACCTTATGGCTGTTCCGTGTTCCCTGATACACTTGATTCCAAGACTGTCGGAGTTTTTCGGGATCTTTGAGCGTGCCGGGGTGTTCCAACACACCGCCCGGTCTTGCTCCGTTACCGAAGAACTTTGCTCCATACTCTTCTGTTGCCAAGGCGAGTCCAACAGCCTCTCTTGCTTGCGCTATGGGGCTCAAGCCTTTCACTCCGTCTATGGACATCGCTTTGATGTGGAAGATTTGGTCTGGTCGGTAGACATAGGTTTTGTTGGTTATTTCGTCCGAATAGGTGTACTTAATCTTGCCCGTGGTGCTGTCACGCTCCACTACCATTTGGTTCGGCTTTAAGTACCACAGTTCGGTCGTATGCCCTTGCTTACGGATGATTCTTGCGTATGCGTTCCCCCACAAAAGGAGCGATGTCATCATCGTTTCCCTGAACTCGAAACTCGTCATCTCTTCGTTCGGGAACTCATAAAGGCAAGAAAAAAGCGGATGTTGCTCCGCCATTTCATTCTTACCGCCTTTTCCTTTCTTAAATAGATGTAGCGGTAAACTCGCTATTGTCTCCGCCAAGATCTTCACGCAAGCATAAACGGCGGAAGTTTGCATCGCCCGCATTTCGTCCACATTGATGCCGCTGTTGCTGTTGCCGATAAAGTCGACATCTACACCCCTGATGAACTCTTGCATTTCCTTTGACGGTGCAGTTCGTTTCTCTTTTCTGGGAGCATCTCTGCTCCGCCCGAATATTCCCATTTTACCTCCATAAATGCCGAACACCGCCTTTGTTTTGGCGGTGTCCTTGTTATGTTATTTTTTATGTTATACGATTGCGGTGTATCTCGGATAGGAGAACCCCTCGCTGTTGATTAGGATTTTGTAGTTTCTGTCCTTGCATTGGAGTGCTATCATGTGCCACACCCCGTCTTCGTCTACTCGCATAAGGTCTTTATTTTCCTGCACCCATTTGCAGTCTTCGAATAGGTCGTTCGCTACCTTGTCGAACTCGGCTGCGGTCAGGTGGATTGTTTTCTCCACTTTGACTTCCGCTTTCGGCATTTCCTTGCCGTGCATGTATTTGTATTCGGCTACCGCATCGTGCCAGTCCTTGATGTTCGCTACCTTTCTCACGATTGTTGCTTTCATCTCTGCCACCCCCTTATTTATTCGCTTTGGCAGCCTTTTTGCCGAGTTCGTATGCTTCTTCAAGCATTGCCTTTATGCTCCACACACTCATTTCGATGAAGTCTTCGCTGTCGCTGTTTCGGGTTTCGAGGTCACCTCTTTCTTCGATGCTGTATGAGTTCTTTTTTGCGATTTCGATGAGTTGTTTTTTCATTGTTTTGCTCCTTTGTTTTTGTACCTACAATATACCGTAAACAATCGAAAGAGCCCAGCGAAAATGCGTGAAAACACAAAGAATTAACAAACAAAATCAAACACCAAACCGCCCTGTCGGACGGTTGGATTTTTTGTCGTTTTCGGTCGTTTTTAGTCCTTTTTTAGCGGTTTGCTATCGATAAGCGCCATTAGTGTATTGTCGATTGCCTTCCATTCGGCATTGCATATCAGCTCGGCGTATTGCCCTTGCATCTGGGCTCGATACATCTTTGCCTGATGCTTGGCGAACTCGTCTGCTATGATTTCGGGAGCGTGTTCCACATCTGCGAGTATCGTTGCTTTGAGTTCTTCGACCTTGGCATCGTATGCCTTGTTCTCTTCTTCGGTCGCGTGGGTGTGGAAGCCGTGGCTGTAGTATTTGAGTGTTCTGAAGATGTCCTTTTGTTTTGCCATTGTTCTGCCCTCCTTATGCCACCGTGATGTATCCGTTTTCGTCCATCGTGTATCCGAGTTTGATGCCGTTTCTTTTCGCGTAGTCGATAAGGACTTCGATTGCCGTTCTGTAGTCTTTGACCGCGTCCGTGTATTTCACTTTGTTGTAGTGGTTATGGTCTCTCACCAGTGCGTTGAGCTTGTTCTTGCAGTAGTTGCGGATTTCCTTTTTCGTTTCCATTTTTATGCTCCTTTCGGGTGTTGCCCTTGCTTTGTTTTTGTACCTACAATATACCGTAAACAACCGAAAGAGCCCAGCGAAAACACGCTAAAACACAAAGAATTAACAAAGAAAAAAGGGCTTTGTTTTTGCCCTTTATTCGATGGTAAAATCTTCGATTTTCTCGTACTTTCTCTCTACCGTTATGCCCTTTTCTTCAATGTACTTTTCCATACTCTCCGTTGTCGGGAACTTGGCAAGCATCTGAAACCGCGTTTTAGGATCGGTGTACACGATTAGTTTCGTATATCCACCTTTCACCGCCTTTTTGTATTCCTTTTCGTCATCGATGATTCCCACAAGTGCCGACATAAAAAGTTCGGAATCTATCGGAAGATTCGCATAAATGCCCGTCATCGGATATCTCTTGTAATATTCAACCGCAGCGGCTTTGAGTAGTTCGTCCATTTTTCTTCTTTCTTCGATTGTTCCATCGAAGTCGATGTCAGCCGCTCCGCCATCACCGCTGTCATTATACCATCCGACTTTCTTGCCTTTATAATAGATGCTGCCTTGAACTCCGTCCCAGTCTCTTCCCCGAAAGGTTCTTATGCCTTTCAAGGTAAATCCAAATATGCTTGCCATTAGTCTTCCTCCGTTTTTTGGTCGTACACTTCAATGGTTATCTTCATACCCGTTCGGAAGCCAAGTCTATATGCCCTATGCTGTTCGTTTCCCATTCGTTCGATGATCTCTTCCATAAACTCGTTAAGGAGTGTCATCTGCTTTTCGGATAGGCTTTCTTTCAGTTTGGCATACAGTCGTTCTTCTTTTGTGGACGATGGCAAGGCTTTGTAAGCATCTCGCCCGATGTTCTGTCCGTCATAGATTTTCTCGATTAAACTCATTGATTGCTCCACCTTTTATTTGGTATCACAAACAATAGCGCGTTCGCCGAGGAAAGTCCAGACGAAAATGCCCCGAAACAAAAGAATTATCATTTAATCGTAGATTTCGACACCATCACGGATATGTTTTACCTGCACCGCCGGGCAGAGTTCCTTGTATCGTCTGACAATGACATCGCAATACTTCGGTTCGAGCTCTATGGCACAGCATTTGCGGTTCAGTTGTTCCGCCGCCACCAAGGTCGAACCGCTACCGCCGAATGGTTCAAGCACGGTATCCCCTTCGTGGCTGCTGTTGTAGATGAGCTTAGCACAAAGGGTTATCGGCTTCATTGTCGGATGATCGGCGGACTTGGACGGCTTATTGTCGAGAATGACCGAAGTCGGTTGCTCGAACAATTTATCGATAAAGTCCACAAGGTCGGCTTTGCTCATTTTCCTTGCATTTAGCCTCACGTCTTCATAGACCGTTGAGAGCGTTCTGTCGTTGATGAAGTAATGCCCGGCCCCCTCTTTCCATCCGTATAGGATAGGCTCGTGTATCCACTGATAGTCCTGTCTGCCAAGTGTAAAATGGTTCTTATACCACACAAGCGTTTGCGCGTATTTGAAACCCGCATTCACCATCGCCTTGATGAAGTTTACAGATTCTTTCGTACTGTGGAACACATACACGGGCGCGCCCTTTTTTAGGTTCGTTTCCGCCGCCTTGTAAAAACTCAAAAGGAACTGGTAGAACTCGTCTTCGGAGAGATTGTCGTTGGCAATGTTCCTGTCTTTCCCGTTTATCGTTCCGCCGTAGTCCACGTTATATGGCGGATCGGTTACCATAACATCGGCATACTTGTCTTCCAAGACCTTTGCCACGTCTTCCTTTTGAGTGCAATCGCCACAAAGCAGTCGGTGCTGTCCGAGTATCCATAGATCGCCGCGTTTGGTCTTCGGTTCGGCAATCTCTTCGATGGCTGTTTCGGCATCGAAATCGTCTTCGTGGACGTTCTCCATACTACCACTACCGAAGAGTTCTTGTGCCTCGGCAAGGTCAAAACCCGTGAGAGTGATATCATAACCACTCCCGTCAAGGTCTTTCAAAAGGTTTGCCAACAGGTCGTTATCCCACTCGCCGCTGATTTTGTTCAGAGCGATGTTGAGCGCCTTCTCCTTCTTTTCGTCAAGGTCAACCACCACGCAGTCGACTTCTTCGTAGCCAAGGGCTTTCATTACCTTAAGCCTTTGATGACCGCCGACAACCGTTCCCGTTCGTTTGTTCCATATAACGGGTTCAACGTAGCCGAACTCTTGAATACTTCGTTTGAGTTTCTCGTACTCGGCATCGCCCGGTCGCAAGTCCTTGCGCGGATTGTACTCGGCGGCTTTGAGTTCGTCCACCTTTCTTCGCTCTATTTTCATTCATTCCTCCTGTTTTGGGTATGAAAAAACCGCACTCGGTTTGAGTACGGTTTTTCTATTAAATATTTGATTATCCTTGATTTATCCAATTCAACACATTACTAACGGCTTCAAGATAAAGCACAAATGAATGCTTGTTAACATCCTGATTTCTATTTTTTAATTTAAGATATTCTTCTCTTATCCAATTCCATCCATTTTGGTATTCCAATATTTCCGACAGTTTTTCTTCTATTCCTCGGCTCAATACTCTTGGTTCAAAACTATAATTGCCTTGGCTTTTGTTATTCCGTAAGTAATAATAGCCATTTTCCACTCTATCTTCATCGTAATAAATAATTGCAAAGTCGCAACTGTGTTCTATTTTCTTATTTTCCTTATCTACAACTTTTATTGTTATTGCCGATGTAGAATCTTGTGGATTAGAATACTTTGTTCCTTTTAATGCCTTCTTAAAAGATTCAATAAACTGTTTTTTTACAACATCAGCCAAATAATGATAGCCTTCTTCGGGTGCTGGCAAAATGAGATTGTAATCAAAATCGTATCCACCATTACCATTTACCACTCTTGTGATTAGGTGGCGTTTACCACTTCCTATTAAACGAAATTGGAAAGAGGTATTATATTGGGTTCTCATTTCCTTTTGAACACGATTGATGATTCTTTCAAGTTCTTCTCTTACTGGCTGGTATTCAGCCTTGGTAACATACTCAAACATAAAAAACTCCTTCGCCCATGCCTCCCATTTGGCATCTATCGCGCCAAATCGAATTATTATATTCAATCCGCCATCATTTGTCAAGGTTTTATGCTGCTTTTTAATAAAAAATTGCAAATTTACTTGATTCTCTTATTCTTCTCTTTATCGAGCAATTCATCTATATTGCGACCGCCATAGAATACATGAAAGACTACAACCTCTTGCGTTTGTTCGTTTGGATAATAAAAAACTATGTAATTATCTATTATCAGTTTTCTTAATCCTCGACTACGCCAAGGTTCTTTTTCAAACAGCGGAAACCTGTTCGGCATATCGTCTAATTTTTCCACTTGGTCAAGTATACGAGCCACTTGATTTTTTGCCGTTTCGGGAACGAGCAGCACTTCTGCAATATAAGAATAAATATCCTTGAATTCTTGCTTAAACTCCGGAGTAAGGATTACTTTCCATTCGCTCATAACCCTATTTCCTTCGTCATCTCTGCTCTAAAATCAGCAACATCCGTACATAAACCATCCGCATATGACTTTGCCGCTTGGTCCATAAGTGCGTTAAACGCTTCGTCAGTAAGCGAACCAACCGCAATCGGCTTATTAATGGCGGGAAGTTTCATTTCGAATGGAATTTTTCTCTGCAAGGCTATTTGACGGAGATAAATCTCCATAGCCGTGGCCATAGATATCCCCAATTGATCCAAAACGGTCTCGGCTTGCGCCTTAATACCGGGATCTACCCTTGTAAAAACATTTGCCGTTCTTGCCATCTCTAAAATACCTCCATTACATAGTATTCTTTTGATGGTTCTATTATATACTATTTGATTGCGTTTTGCAAGCATTTTGCCAAAATATATTCGTTTCAACGTAAAATTTCACATTAAATCGCTTTGCAATGAGAAAAATTTTTCCACTTTCTGCTGTTCGGATGAGAAAATGGCACTTTTCTCTAACTCCGAAAGTGTCATTTTTGCACTTTTTGCAGTCTCGCATAGTGCCAATTCTTATATCACGATAATTCCGCGTTCGTTATATACGCTATCAGTCAAGCCTTCGTTTCGGATTGCTCGGTCAAGTGCCATAACCGTTGCCACCGCTCCGTCTATTCGTTCGGTGGACTTTTCCTTGTCCATCTTGATGTTTCCTGCCGGGTCGGTTCGGACATACACGTTATCCATCATCCATCGGAGCGGGACATTCCCGCCGTGCGCTATCTTCTGCTCCAACACAAGTTTCATCAGTTCCTTTGTCGGCGGACTCATATCCTTAAAACCCTGACCGAATGGTACGACCGTGAATCCCATACCTTCCAAGTTCTGTACCATCTGCACCGCGCCCCACCTATCGAACGCAATCTCTTTGATGTGGTATTTCGTGCCGAGGTCTTCGATGAAGTTCTCAATGTATCCGTAGTGAATGACGTTGCCTTCCGTGGCGATTACCTGTCCACGACCGAGCCAAGTATCGTATGGGACGTGGTCGCGTCTTACCCGCAAATCTATCGTGTCTTCTGGTATCCAAAAGAACGGAAGAATGCTGTATTTATCGTCATCGGCTGTCGGTGGAAACACCAACACGAATGCCGTTATGTCGGTGCTTGACGAAAGGTCAAGTCCGCCGTAGCACTCTCTGCCGAGAAGTTTCTCCGCATTTACCGCAAAATCGCATTTATTCCAAGCGTCCATCGGCATCCACCGCACGTTCTGCTTTACCCATTGATTGAGTCGCAGTTGTCTAAATAAGTTCTCTTCTGCGGGGTTCTCTTTTGCCGAGTTAAATGCCGTTTTCAGTTTATCTATATCGACCGTGACACCAAGAGACGGGTTGGCTTTATACCACACCTTTTCATCTCCCCAATCGTCATCGTCTTCCGCTCCGTATATGACAGGATAGAACGATTTGTCGTGCTTTCGTCCTTCTATGATGTCCTTTGCTTTGGAATGGACTTCCCAACATATCGAGTTGCGATCCGTCCCTGCTGTCGTTATCAAGAAGAAAAGCGGTTGCTTTCGTGCGTCACCGGAGCCGTGTAGCATTACATCGTATAATGCTCGGTTCGGCTGTGCGTGTAGCTCATCGAATATAACTCCGTGAACGTTGAGTCCGTGCTTGGTATAGGACTCTGCCGAAAGCACCTGATAGAACGAGTTAAGCGGCAGATACACGAGCCGCTTTTGCGAAATTATCGGCTTGATTCGCTTTTTCAATGCCGGGCATTGCTCTACCATCTGACAAGCAACATCGAACACAATCGATGCCTGTTGTCTGTCGGCTGCACAACCATATACTTCAGCACCCCACTCGCCGTCACCCGCAAGGAGATAAAGTGCGACAGCGGCGGCGAGTTCGGACTTGCCCTGTTTTTTCGGTATTTCGACATAGGCTGTATTGTATTGTCGGTATCCGTTTGGCTTTACGGTCCCGAATACGTCCGATATAATCTTGGTTTGCCACGGCAACAAGTCAAAGTTCTTGCCGTGCCATTCCCCTTTGGTGTGCTTGAGCATATTGATAAATGTGATTGCCCTTTGTGCAAGGTCAGGGTTGAATAGTTCGCCGTTTGGTTTTGTAATTATCTTACTCTCTCCCATTCAACCTCCATAAACGACAAGAAGAGAGACATCTCTATCTCTCTTCTCGAACACACAGTATATTATCTTTATTGTTTCTTTTTCCGCATTTCCGTATCTTCCAAGGCTCCTTTTAGGTATTGTGGATCAAGTCCGCAGTCGTGATACCCTTCTTCTATCGTCCTGTAGTACGATGCATTGGGGTAATCGGGCAAGCCTCGGTTCATAATGTACACCATTGCGGTGACTTCCGTTCCGTCCGACATCGTCACTTGGATGTCTTCCTTGCGATAAAGGTTCGGATACCCTTCGTATCTGTCGAGTGCGGCCTCGTCTCTCGGTTGTATTTCCCATACTCCAACGGGTACTTCCTTGCCGATCTCTGGCTCTATTGTTGCCACACACCTAAATGTCAGTTGGTAGTCCTTTATCGTACCGATACCGAACGCCTTGGCGGTCGGACACCTACGAGCCATTTGCCGTAGGTTCAGGTTACTGCCGTAAGCCACATAAAGTCTTTTTTTCATAGATTTTATCTCCTTGTATTTCATAGGGTGGCTTATGCGGCCACCCTGTTAGGTCTTCCGTTCTTGAAGGCGATGTCTCCGTCAAGGCTTTCGAGCAGGAACTGTCTTGCAGTCTTGAACTCATCGCCTATCATTCCCATGCGGAGTAGCCATGTCCGCATCGTGTATTTTTCGTTCGTGCTTGCGGTCTTCCTTGCGCTTGCCGCGTTTTGGGTCAGTGCTTGGTGACTGATTGCAAGGCACAGTTGTATGTAGGTCTTTATCTTACCTGCATGGGTTGTTCCGTTGAAGCATCTGAACTCTATGCCTTTGCCTTGCCATAGGCTATGCAGGTTGAGTGCGTGGTAGCGACTGATATCGTAGTGGGTTGTTCTTCTCGATGCTCCGTTATACCATAATCTTTCGATGCCCGATTCGGTTGTCGGTTTTCTGCGGTTCAGGTTTGCTACGAACCCCTCTTCCGTTTTTTTGCACCATCTGTCCGCGCGGTTTTGGCTTACTCCCAAGGCTTTGAAGAGTATGTCTTCTTTCGCCGTCATGATGTTTACAAGGTTTCGTAGCGTCTTTGCCGTGTGGTTTGTCGCATCGACATGCACATGGATTCCGCAGCTCGCGTTTGCTATCGCTCCGTTCTTGCGGAGCAGTCTCACGATCTCTTGTAGGGTTTCGATGTCATCCCATCCGAGTATCGGTGTTACGAGTTCGCATTTGTATTCATCGCTCAAGCGGTTGTCGTTTTTGTCTCTTGCATCGATGCTGCTGTCGTACATTGCCGTCCATTTTCTGCCGTCTCTATCGCGCACCGAGTATTTATTGTATCCTGTGCCTTCATAGGTTGACGTTGTTTCGAAGTAGTCAGCGATGACTTTTGCCGCGTCTCTTCTCGTGATGCCCGTGAGCTCGATTTCGACTCCGAATTTTTGGTTTTTCATACTGTGTGTTCTCCTTTTTCGGTGTGCTTTCCGCACCCCTGTTTTGTAACACAACAATACCGTAAAGGTTTGAAAGAGCCCAGCGAAAACACGCCGAAACACAAAGAATTAACAAAGAATTTTGCGATTATTTTTATGGACTTTTAGAACGCTCCGTCAAGGTCGATAAGGTCTACCATTTTGCGGATTTCGGCAAGCGCCGCCGTGTAACTTCCGCAGTTTTGCACCCTCTCCCACATATCGTTGTAGTCGTTGATTCGTCTCGCCTTGCGGAGTGCGTCCCTTGCTTTTCCGATAATGAAGTAAATGTTTCCTTCCGGACCTCGACTATGGATTTCAACCCTTGGTTTGTTCATAGTTGTCACCTCCTATCAAGTCAAACAAAATACCGTAAAGACAATCGAAAGTCCAGTATAAATTTCGTTAATTTTGAAACTTTTCTCGCATTTTTCGAATTCGCCTTGAAACCTGTGCTTGACTCATACCCACAATTTCACCGATTTCTCTTTGTTTCTTTCCTTGACGTATCTCTCGAAGTATTCTTTTGTCTTTCGGGGTTTGTTTTTCCTCGAACTCTTTTAGCATAATTCGAGTGATGATTTCATCTTCGCTTTGGCTTTCGTCTTCTATGACATCGGCAAGAGTAAGTACGCTGTCTTCGGCGTCCCTGCCTATTACCATGTTCAGCGATACTTCGTGAGGATAGTATTTGCTCGTTTTTCGGATAAACATCAGCATTGCGTTCCGTATGCACATAGCCGCGTATGTACTGAATCGGACACCCCTGCTTGCGTCAAAGGTGTCCGCCGCCTTGCATAGTCCGAGCATTCCCTCGGAGATGATGTCTTCCTTGTAGTTTTCCTTTATGGGACCATCACCGATTTTTCCGTACATATGGTAGACGAGCCGCATATTGTCCGTAATGAGCTTATCCCTTGTTGATGGCATTACTGATTTCCTCCGCTTTGTCTACGAGTTCCCAAGCAAGGAAGTCTTTTCCGAAATGTCCGCCAACTGCCGTCTGTGCATATACGGGTTTCTTAAGGTCGAGTTTCTCAATCGTTCCCGCCACCGAAAGATCAAAGACCTTTTCGATTGCTTTCTTGATGAGAACCTCGCTGACTGTTCCCGTGTAAAAGGTATTGACGTCAACGCTGGTCGGTTTAGGAACACCGATAGCATAAGAGAGCGCGACTTCGCACTTCTCCGCAAGTTTCGATGCAACGACGTTCTTTGCAATGTATCTTGCGAGATATGCGCCGCTTCTATCTACCTTACTTGCGTCCTTACCGCTCATCGCTCCACCGCCGTTATGAGCGATTCCGCCATAGGTATCTACCATAAGTTTTCGCCCGGTCAGTCCCGTATCTGCAACGAACCCGCCGATTACGAATCGACCTGACGGATTGACAAGGATTTCGGTCTTGGAAATGTCGTACTCTGCAAAAACGGGAGCAATTACTTTTTCCTTGATTTCCTCTGTCAACTCTTTCAAAGTTTTACTTTCTTCGTGCTGTGCAGACACAACGATGGTCACGATTCGAGAGAACCTGTCCCCGTCATACTCGATCGATACCTGACTCTTTCCATCGGGTAAAAGTCCCGCTATAACACCGTTAATGCGACATTCGGTAAGTCTATCGGTCAATCGGTGAGCGAGTTCTACCGGGAGCGGCATATAATTTAAGGTTTCGCTTGACGCATAGCCGTAGACGATGCCTTGGTCTCCTGCACCCTGTTCTTTCTTGCCGACTGCCCCCGCAATGTCCGTACTCTGCTTATGAATGCGAACTTCGTATTCGATGTCGTTTGCATCGTAGCCGACTTCGGCAATCACACACCTTGCAATGTATTCGTAGTCGACTTTCGCCTTGGTCGTGATCTCCCCGGCAATAAAGCACTTGTTATGGGCGAGCATTACTTCGCAAGCCACTCTGCTGTCTTCGTCCTGTTCCAGACACGCATCGAGAATGCTGTCCGCAATAAGGTCTGCAAGTTTGTCGGGGTGACCGCAAGTCACCGACTCTGCCGTGTAGATATGTTTAATCATTGATTTGTCCTCCATCATCCCCCAACGGAAAGTTCTATCCATTGGGACTTTTGCTTGTTCTTCTAATTGAAATCTTCGCTCATAGTCGTGAACCGTGCGTCCGTTCCCCTTGAATGAAATCGGGCTGTCCAAGTCCCATTCCAATAATTTCACCCACAGTTTCGGGTACTGTTTTCGCAGCAAGCGTAGCTGTGCCGTAGATTGGTTATGGCAAAACCAACACCCGCCACGAAGCGATGTTTCGTAGGTCGGACTTAATAGTCCGTTCTCTTCGCACCACTCTCGACACATCTTTTCCGTCCACCCGTATTCCACGAGCGGACTTCTTTTTGTTTCGGTCAGGTTATGAAATCGTTTGGGTTCGTCTATTGCTATTCCGATATACACAATCGCATTTCTCTGCACCTTTTGAAGCACGGACTGTTTTAGCCGTCCCGTACACCAATTCCCCTTTTGCATTGGAAAACCATATATTTTACCCGCATATAAACTCTTTTCCCCGTTACTTACAGAATAAAAGTAGTCTTCGTAGGACTTTGGCGATGAGATATGCTCAACTCGGATTTCATACTTTTCATAGATGATTTTGTCTGCTTTTTCTTTGAAAGCAACCATTGGCGGAAGATCCGCGTGTATCGTATCCGTTGCCATTATCTCCACATGGACAATTCTATCGAGCGGAAGACTGTATCTGTGTATGACTTCGAGCATTGCAAGGCTGTCCTTGCCGTAACTAATGCTTGCTATATACTCCATTACTCGATTTCGCCTAAAAATAAAGCCTTGAAGATTGACTCCAAGACTTGAACCACTATTCCGTTGCCCGCTTGCCTGTATTGCTGCGTTCCGCTTATCTTTGCCGCAACGATTTTATCTATCTGTTCGTCTTTCCACCCCATAAGGCGAAGACACTCTCTCGGTGTGAGCTTGCGGATTCTCACATTCTCGGTGATCACCGCATTCCCGTCACCGCAAGTCAAGGTATGCGCTACTCCGTTACCCACTCGACCGCGCTTTGTCTTGCTGCTGGGATATGTAATGTTGACATAATCGCCGGGGTTGGCTTCTTCGTAGCCCTGCTTGGTTGCTACATTCACCTTGACGGGAGTTTCGAGTTTTAACACAGCAGAACTTCCGGACGGAGAGCTGCATTGCCCTGTAAGCGTTGGGGCAACATCCTTTATCTCGGTCTTGTTGTATGCCACGAACATTTCTGGAACATACCCTTTTTCTTCGATAAATTCGTTATATCTTCGGCTTACGTAGTCCTGTTTGTCTTCTTCAATCACAAGATTGTCCTTTTGAACCGTGGTCAAAGCATTACAAAGACCTTTTTCGTTGATTTCAAGTCTCTGTTCGGTCGGCACTCCCGCCGTTCTGTCGGACGGATCTTCGGGGTTTCTTCCACGCATCGCCCCAACAACGGGAAGAATTGCTGTCTTGAACCCTTCCGGTCGAGTAGTAAGAGTCGGACACACGCCACTCTTGTTCACTTTCTTATTGAAGGCGTCTATCGTATCACCGACTTTGCACTCGTTCTCTTTCAGCGTTTCGAATGCTTGCTTATAAAAGCGTTCTTTCGGCTCGGCCGTGTCGATGATGATAGGAGTTTGACCGCCACCTTTGCCCATCGCCTCGGTGAGCGTTGGACTAATGCCGTCCGTTCTCGGCGTCTGGTGCTTTTGAAGTCCGCCAAGCACGAAGTCTTCGGCTATTTTCAGTTCGGTATTGCCGCCTTGCTGACAATGCACGGTCGGAGCGATACCGTTTGGTTCATACACACGCTTGCTGATGTCGTGCATCTTGTCCCACTTACCGCCTACCACTTCTCCGACTTGGACACATTGCGGTCCGCGCCAATCTCTTGCAAGAAGTGTATTTGCGAGCCCGTCACCGGGACGAATGCTATCTCTTCGACTGTTAAATGTCGAACGAAGTATGCTCCGTATTGTGCTTTCCTTGAGATAGAACCTTTCATCGACCGTTTCATCAATCATATCTCGCAGACGAATAGTCAATTCCTTGGGTTTTGGAAACACAAAAGGCTTGTGCTCACCCCTGATAGATACGCAGAAAACCCGTTCTCGGTTCTGCGGAATGCCGTAGTCCTTGGCATTCAACACTTTCCAATAGTTTGTGTAGCCGAGTTCGGTGAGAAAATCGAGCCATTTATCGAAGTCTGCCTTGAACTTCTTGCTAACAAGGTTCTTGACGTTCTCAAGCAATAGGTATTTCGGAAGTGTTCCCTTTTCCGATGCAACACGCAATAACCGCTCGACTTCAAACAGCAATCCACTGCGAGTGCCTTCCTTAATGCCCGCGCCCTTGCCTGCGACCGATATGTCTTGGCACGGAAACGAATACGTCCAAAGGTCAGCGTCCGGGAGTTCTTCTATCTTGCGGATATCTCCGAGATTGTTGGTTTTGCCGTGCATTGTTTCATAACTTTGAATTGCATACTTGTCTATCTCGCTTATCGCCACGACTTTATGTGCAATGCCGATATTCGTTAATGCCTGCGTTTGCGAACCGATACCTGCGAACAGTTCAATCAGTCGCAACGGATTTTCGGCTGTGTATTCCGTCATGCTTTACCCCCTAATAGTTTTTCCATAATGTCATCGTTGGGGTTTGTTTCGTCCCACTTCGACAGTTTGCTTTCTCTTACCACGATGTAGATTTTGCTCCACACTTCGTTGGTTTGTTTGAGATACTGCTGCGCCATACCCACGAACGGGGACGGCATCGGTTTGCCGTTTTGGTCTTTTACGAGCAGTCCGTGCTTGGTGTTCATATCTTCGCATTCAAGCCATCTCGCTTTGCAAAATGCGTACTCTTCCAAGTTGTACGGCAGTATTCCCTGCGTACACCCGATGCTTTTCAGCCATGCGTACACGGTCTTGTATATCTCTTTTGCTTTTGCTGATAAATAAGAAGGCGGTTCGCTCGGCAGTTCCAGCCCGTTGTCGCTTTGAAAGTTCACGACTTCTATCGGACGCTTGCCGGGATTGCCTTCCAGTATCTTTTGCGTGACCGCTTTCTTCGGTCTTCCCGCGCCCGGTCTTGCTCCGCCGCTTGCCATACTGCCTCCCTTTTGAATATTTTGATTTTCGCTCTATTCTTTGATTATTTTGATTTCCCGCGAAATCAAAAAGGACGGCGAACCGTCCTTCAATACTTCGTATTGGTTTTGATTTCTTTGATTTTTCCGTTTGATTTTTGATTTCGCGTTTTTTCGCGTTGGACTGCGGCCCCGCTCTTAGGGTGGAAATCGTCAGATTTTCGATGTCCCCCTCCCTCATAAAGTGGCATTTTGCTTTCGTTAGCACATATTTTACACTTCTATTGCACATAATTCTATTGACAAATCGTTTTTGTTTTAGTATAATAGTAATAGAAAAACTAATTGGAGGTGTTTTTATGGCTAACGTTAATGTCACAATTCGTATGGATGAAAACCTTAAGAAACAAGCGGAAGAACTGTTTTCTGATTTCGGCCTTTCTTTTAACGCCGCAATGGTTATGTTTACGAAACAATCTATTCGTGAGCAACGTATTCCTTTTGAAATCACACGCAATACGATTTCAATGGCTTCTAACGATGCGGTTTCTTCCGTGTCCAAGCAACTTATTGACCAGAATATAGTGGCATATAAGGAGCTTGCAAAATGATTTGGCTCTCTAAAGATCAAATTTTATACTTGCACAGCGAACTTATTAAAGCAACTGGTGGTTTGGACGGATTGCGTGATGACAACCTTTTACAATCAGCTCTGCTTTCGCCTATGCAGACGTATAATTCTGTAGAGTTGTTTCCGTCATTGATTGATAAAGCGGTTCGCTTGGCTTGCGGTCTTACGCAAAATCACCCTTTTATTGACGGTAATAAACGCATCGGTGCACACGCAATGCTTGTAACGCTGAAATTAAACGGAATTTCCCTATCTTATACTCAACAAGAATTATCTTCCGTTTTCTTGAAGTTAGCGTCGGGCGAAATCGCTTACGAAGAATTAAAAGTTTGGGTTCAGTCACACATAGACAGCGAGGAGACTTAATAGTCCCTCGCTTTTCTTTTCCACCTTGAGCCTTCCTCGGCGCTCTTGCGTGAGTGACACGACCAACACAGGCTTTGCAAGTTGCTCGGAGCGAACCGCTCGCCGCCTTGCTTGATGGGAACGATATGGTCTACCATTGTCGCTCTCGTTCTTTTACCCGCTTTCAAACACTCCGCACAAAACGGGTGCTGATTGAGTTGCTGCTTTCTCGCGTGCAACCATTCGGGTGTCTTGTAAAAGTTCTTCGTGAAGTTATCTCGTCCGTACTCGTTGTATTGCTTGTCTACGAGTTTCTTGTGTTCTTCACAGTATTGCCCGTCCACGAGCTTTGGACAGCCGGGATAACTACATGGTCGTTTTGGTTTTCTTGGCATATTTATCTCCTGCCTACACTCTTATTATATCTGCCGTTTGTCGCGTTTTGGCGGTTTTTGGCTCGGTCGTGTCGCTTTTTATAACTCGGCTAAACAGTCGCTTATAATGGCTATCGCTTTATCTCTTCTTCTGGCGATTGCATCTCGTCCCAAGAAGAACCGCTTGCTCATCTCTCGCAATGACATCTTTTGCAGATAATATTTGCGGATGATCTCGTCCAGTCCGTTAGGAAGTCCTGCAATACAGTCTTCAATCGCCGTGATACATACAAGAGTTCTATCTTCGGTCAATCCTTGTTTTTTCTTGTATTCCGCTATGGCTTTCTTGGCCGTATAGTTCTCCAAGTATTCCTTGATTTCAGTCGTTGTCATTGCAGTAGTCCTCCATTTCCTTTCGTCTTTTTTCTTCTCTTACACGCTCGTCCCAAACCCAATCGCCATTTTCATTGGGGTCGATCTTGCTTTTTAGCCAACTTCGTATCTGTCCGCAGTCTTCCAAGTTTTCATTCCAATCGTCTTCGAAACAGACTCCGCACAAATCCCACATTTGCATCGTTCCGAACTTTTGCCCCTTATAAAAGAACAACAGGAGCATTTTATCGGCGGTTTCGTCATAGTACTTCCACTTGTAGTAATATCCCCAAAGTGTGCGACCGCCGTCATATCTGGATTCTATGTAATTTTCGCAAGCCTCTTTTATGTCGGCTTTCGGCATCGGCAGTCCGAGTATTACCTCGTAATCGAATTCCGCCTCTTCCGTTATCACCACTTTGTTGATGTCTGCCATACTACTCCTTTTCAAACGCTTGAATTATCGCTTTTACCTCGCCTACGCTTTTTACGACTACCGCATATCCGCCCGCCTTCAATATCTGCCGAATCGTCTGCTGTTGCAGTGCCGTTGCCGTGTTTTTACCTACCTTGCATTCCAGACCTATAAATCTGCCCTTATAACAGACTATCAAATCCGGAATTCCCGCCGTTCCGTACATACCGCCGTGTTCCTTCCAAAAGAACAAGTTTGGAACTGTTTTCAAATAATTGCTTATCGCTTTTATCAGGTCGCTTTCCTTCACTTTTTTCGCTCCTATATAAAACTACCTGTCACAACCGTCACACCTGTCACTAAATGACACTTTACCAGTGTGACAGTAACCCCTCTATTAGAAATCTCGTTTTTGTGACGGATGTGACGGTTGTGACGGAGTGACAGTAGTGACGGATAGTGTTGTGTGAGAACTGTTTTCCTGTCACTTGCCGTCACTTTGCCGTCATTACCCGTCATTCTTATCAGGTCGAAATCGACCAGTTTAGCCGTATTAGTCTTCCGATTCATCGAATATCGCCCGTTGATATGTCGGTTTATAAGCCTGTCTTTTACCGAAATAATGTACTCTGCTCGAACCGCTCCGTTTCATCGAGTGTTCGATGCCGTCATAGTATAGCTGCGTTTCAATGCTCGTTATCTCTTTGCCAAGTGCCGCCGTTGAGTAAATGCACGGACTTCCCGTCACATCGTACACAGCCTTGATTAAGTCGGTTGCAGTGCCTTTCCAACCCATCGGATACTGTTTTAAGAGGTCTTTGACCGTTTTCACGATAGGATTGTTCTCGTACTCGCGCTTTTTGCGTTTCCGCTCTTCTTCCTCTGCCGTTCCGACCATATCCCATCGATACTTTGTTTCATCGAAATGCACCACGACGTCTTGCTGCCGAATATCTCGTCCCGTCATAAACAGCACGGCATTTTCGTCTTGCCGCTTTTTCTTGTAGATGATGAATATCGTGTCGCATACACCCATGATGCCGTTCGAACCCGAAATCATATTGAATACGTCATTTTCGTCCGCCATCTTTCGCAAATGGTGAATGAGAAAAATGCAAATCCGCTTGTTGTCGGCATACTCTTTCAATGCTCCGAGTTCTCGATAATCCGTTGCGTAGGCGATTTCGTCTTTCTTTGCCGAACCCCTGACCTTTTGCAAGGTGTCGATGATAATCAGTTTTATGTCCGGGTGTTCTTCGAACTCTTCGTCCAACTGCTTGATAAGACCGCCGTCCAAGCCGTTCGCCTTGATGGACAAGTAGAAATTGCTCGGTGCTTTCCCGCCATCAAGCACTTTGTTGAGTCGGTCTTTCAGACGGAAAATACCGTCTTCGAGAGCGAGATACAAACACCCTGCCTGATTGCTTGCATAGTCCAAGAACTCTTTCCCACGGCTTATCGCCAAGCACATCTGCATCGCCATCCAAGACTTTCCGACCTTGGACGAAGCACACAATATCGCCAAGCCTTGCGGCAACACATCCGGGATTAACCATTCTGGCGGATCAATTTTCGCCGTTTGCAAGTCGCTTGCCGCTATGCTCGCAACACCGCGCTTGTATATTTTGCGGACTTCTCTCTTCGCTGCCGATACCGCCGCTTTTAGTTCTTCGGGGTTAGACATCAAGAGTTCGTTAGGGTCTTTCTTGCTCCCAGCAACGTTGAATACTATGTATAGAATCTTTGCCGCTTGGAGTTCTTTTTCAAGTGACGCGGATGCCTTTTGCCCCGGCTCGTCATTATCCAAGCACAGCACAAGCGGAGCGTTCGGTTTTTTCGTCTTTACTTCCTTGACGAGCTTGTTTGCCCCGCCGACACCACAAAGCGACACCGAGACACCGCCGCATTGCATAATAGACAAGGCGCAGAGCGGACTCTCCACGATAAAGACGGGCTCTTTGCTCGTCCCCCACAACGCTTTGCAATTAAACAGCGGCTCCGCACCCGCCTCTTCGTTTGTCGGTTTATAGAACTTTTTGTCGGATATGCTCCGAGTTTGGTAGTATCGTAGTTCCGATGAATACGGCAGAACGATTGCGTTTCTCTTCGCGTCATAGCCAAGGCAGTATTTCTTCACCGTTTCCTTGGTCAGACCGCGCTTTTGAAAATAGTCGGTCTTGTCCGCGTCTTTGATGCACGCTTTCAGGTAGTCTTTTATGCTCGTTCGCTTGATGCAATCGTCCACGTCGATATGGAACATCTCGGCAAGAAGTTTCGCCGCCTCTAACGGCTCTACTTCTTTCATCTTTGACGCAAAGGTTATGACGTCACCCGTTTCACCGCAGCCAAAGCAAGTGAAGATATTGTTCTTGCGGTCAATCGAAAACGACGGAGTTTTTTCCCTATGAAACGGACACAGACCTTTATCTCTGCTATTCAACTTGATGCCGAATGCCTCTACCGCATCGGCTATTTTAACTTGGTCTTTGACCTTCTCGAAAATGTCCGTCATCGTTCCTCCGTTTTGGATTTCCGGGCGGCGGACTTTTACCGCCACCCGTTGCCCGTTTGTTTTTATTCTTCGTCAAGCGCCGTAACCTTGGTTGCCATTGCTTTGACCTGCTCCGACAAAGGAAGAACGTTTTTAAGTTCCTCTTCGGTCAGGTTACGGTCTACTGCGAACACCGCCTGCGAGTAGTTGATACCGCCGCTGTTCTGTGCCTTTTTCAGCGTGAACTTAGTGACCACGCTCACGGTTTTCTTTCCTTTGGAAAGAAGTCGCATTACGTACTTACTGAATTCGGCAAGACTGCCCGTCGGGAGCGAGAGAATAATCGGCAGAGCCTCGCCTTCACGAAGAAGGTAGATTCTTCTCTTCTGCTTGCACGCTTTTGCCCCGTTCTTGCCGCTGCCGAACTTATTGAACTCACAGTCGGCGCACTGCCTGATTTCCCCGCTCTCCGCTTCGATACCGATGCGTCCGTCCATCGAGCCGCAGTCAGGCGGATTGTTGCCGCCCGTGTACTCTTCCTTGTAGTAGCACGAGATGGGATGATGATACAAAATCACCGCTTTGAACTCTTTCGCCGAGTCGGGACTTTCGGGATCATCGCCCGGTACTTCGTAGGCAAGACCTCCGCCTGCCGGGATTTTGATTCTCTCGAACGAGGGAGTCAGTCCGTCAAGTTCCTCTGCGAAGATCTCGCCAAGGTTTGCGCTTGCACCAAAGGTAAGTGCCGTTTCTTCTTTCTTTACGATTTCGTTTGCCATTGTTGTTTCGTCTCCTTAAATTAATATTTTTTCGATTTGGCAACGCGGATACTGTTCTTCTCCGCAATTTTTATGAGCCCGTCCAACCATTCCGGGAGTACACCCTCATTCGCCGCAATAAGTTCCTTGACCGTTGCCGAAAGGGTTTGGCTGTTGATAGTGAACAAATCTTCGAAGCCGTTTTTCTTCATGACTTCCCATAGTTCGCCTTTCCTTTCGGGTTCTGGTGCCGGGTACTCTTGCGTGACGAGCGAGAACGTCGTTCCGTTACGATTGAACGAAGTCAACTCTTCCGTGGTCATCAAGTCGATCATTTCGGTTGTTACCCCGTCAATCTCTTCATTGATGCCCTTGACCTCTCTTTCGAGGTCGCTCTTTTGCGTCCGCAGTTCCTTGAGTCTGTCGGACAGTTCCAGTAGTTTCGTATTCATCTGATACCTCCTGTTTTGTTTGATTGCTTTTTCAAGCGGAATACCTTTCTTCAATCGAGACGCGACCGTGCTGCGAGATACCCCGTATATTCTGCAAATCTCCGCAAGCGT